ATTAATGTTACAAGGTGTGGAAAATATTGAATATAAACAATTATCAAAATCTAATAAAGATATGGATTATGGTAATTTAAATGAAAGTATTATAACAACTATTTTAAATAAGTTTAAAATTTCTCCAGCAATGGTTGGGAGAAGTAATCATGATACACATAATAATAGTTCTGTTGGTTTTTCTAACTTCTGGAGTTTTTGTTGTTTACCTATTTTGAAAGCTTTTGAAATACAATTTAACGAAAATTATTATGGTTTAGATAAAACTTTTAAAATGAATGCTAAAACATTCCCTATAGAATCCTTAAAAACAATGATAGATACATTAAACTTAGCTGTAGAATCTAATGGTATAACAATAAACGAAGCTAGAAAATGGTTTGGTTTAGAAGAATTAGTAGGTGGTGATATTATATTTAGTAAAACTACAGGAAATCCAGTAGCATTTAAAGATAGTGAAAAAATACCTAAAGATGCACTTTTACCAAATTATATTAAAGCTAAAGGGGTTGATAAAAAATGAGAAGATTTGATAAAAAAAGAAGTTTTGAATACAATAGGGTTTTAAAAGAAATAAACATAAATACTTTATTTTCAATTGACAGAGAATTCTTCAACAAATTATCTATTATAATAAATGAAAGTTTAAAGAAGTATAGTTTACAAATCTATAATTTAATAGGTGGTAAAATGATTTGTAGCTTAAACCCATACGACGATAGGAGTCTCTATAGTGTTATGGTTAAAATGGGTGTTAAAAACCCAATAATGTTTTTAAAAGAATTGTATTTACAAAGTTTAGATAATATAGATAACAATACCTTATTAAAAAATTTATTTTTTAATAAGATTGATGATTTTAATGTAAAAAGTTGCAATAATTATTCGCTTACACTATAATTATACATAAATGTATTTTTTTGTTGACAATAATATACAAATATGTTTATAATTAAATATAATAAATAAAAACAGGAGTTTTGAATTGGAAAAAATTGAATTTAATTCTAGGATTGAGTTATCAAAAGATTTACAAGAAAACGAAGATGTATCTTTTTCTACAGTAATGGTAGATACAAGCGAGGCTCAAGGTCACAGTGCTTCAATTTCTTTTAATGCACTTAAGGATTTTCAAGTTAAATTTAAAGAAGATAACAGAAAATTAAAACTATTAAAAAATCACGAAACCTACGATGTAGACTCTATAATAGGTTATATTGAAAAAATTGATGTTAACGAAGAAAATAAATCTTTAGTGGGTTATGGTAAAATTTTAAACTTAGATTCTAACAAAGATTTATTGAAAAAAATAAAAGCTGGAGTTTTAGATTCCTTTTCAATAGGTTTTGAAGTTATTGAAAGTTCTTATAATAAAGAAAGAAGTTTTAGAACAATAGAAAAATTAGATATTCAAGAATTAAGTTTAGTGGTTCAACCTGCTATTAAAAACGCTAAACTTATTAACATAAACCTCAACAAAAAGGAAAAAAACATGGATGAAGATGTTAAAAAGATGATTGAAGACTTAAAAATCAACAATACAAAAAATTTTGAAGAATTCAAAAAAAAGAGTGAAGAGGAAAAAATTGCGTTGAAAAGTCAACTTGAAGAATCTATTTCACAATTAAGTAAAAGAAGTAGTGAAAGAGAAAATGAAATTTTGGAAAACTCTACTCAATTTATGAGTAAAGAAGAACAAGAACAAGTTACAAAAGATGTTGTTGACTTGGCTTTTACAAAATTTCTCCTTGAAAACAAAAATGGTAGTTCTAAAAAAACCGAATTTGAATTAAAAGAATCTGTTATAAAAAATATAAACGAAGATGTAATTAAAATTATTGGTAAAAGTAAAGTTAACTACTTGGCTAAAGTTGGTGAGAAGTTAAGTTTTGGTATGGATGGAACAGCTGGTGATTTAGTGTCTTCACATGATGTTAACGCACATTTAGCTAATTATATCATAACTGTTTTAAATGGTAATGGATTGTTAGAAAATAGAACTGTTACTAACCCTGTTTTTGGTTTAATTAATCTAAAAAGAGGACAAAAACTTAGTGCTATGTCTAAAGTTTGGAACTTTTCACACTTAAATATGGTAGCAGGTTATGTTAGTGAAAATGGTAAACCAGATATGATGTTAGGTTCTAGAAACAGAAAAGAATCTAGTGTTTCTAAAATGGGTATTGGATATAATGTAACAAAGGAAGTTATGCTATATACAGATTTTAAATTATCTTCTGTTATGGGAGAAATGGAAAAATCTTTTGATAGGGGACTTATGGAAGCTATTTTGTTCTATAGAGCGGATTTAAACGGTTTTGACAGAACTACAATGCTTCAATCTTTATTGTTAGAAAATTATAAAGACGACACAAGTTTACAATTAAATCAAATGAATAACATTGAAACATTGACTGTTGATAAGTTATCTGTTTTTGATTTAAGAAAAATGTTAGCATATCAAGGTGCAGGAAATAACTTTGATTTCACATTTTTAGTAGATTCAAAAGTTTTCTATAAAATCCAACTAGACACTTTTGAAGAACTTAAACAAAATATAAATGCTAGTATGCAAGGTGTTTATAACATAACTAATCCAATTGTCAACCCTACTACTGGGGCACACGAGTTCGGTGGTTTTACATTCTATGTAGTTGGAGAAGATTACAAAAGGTCTATTAACGAAGATTTACCTAATGACAACAACAGGAAAGTTCAAGCAGAACTAGGTAACCTTTTACCAACAGTTCCAAAAGGAAATCCTAATAACATTTTACCACAAGGCTTAACATTAATCGCAGTTAGAGGTAGAGACTTTAAAGAGTTTAATGTTGAAACTGGAAGTGTTAGAAGTTATGTTGAAATAGACGGTCAAAGGGACGGAACAATGTATTTCACAAAGTTTAAAGACGTTTCAGCAATTCACTTAGAACCTAATAGATTGTTTAGGATATTTAATAAAGGTTTTTCTCCAGCAAGTTTAAATACTAAAATTGTTACAGAAACTCAAACATCAACAGAAAAGAAAGGTAAATAATAATGTATAATAATAATTCTTTAATTGGAAAATACAGATTTCAAAAAGCTTCATTGGGTGATTTATCAACCATCGCGATAGGAACACCTGTTTACAGCGATGTTAAGGTGGATTACAGACCTCCTTTTATGTTTGTTTTGGATTTTACAAGTTCATACTCAGCGATGACAGTAAATGATAAAATTAAGTTTACAGGTGAGTTTCAATATGCTAAAAATCAAGCTTCTTTAAAAGCTGATGGCTGGAAAGAAATGTTAACATTTTCTAATCAAGACAACTACAATGCGGTTGTTATGACAAAAGATAAGTTAACAAGTGTTGGTAAAGACAACTTCCAATTTACAGTAGCACACGCTTACAACCCTAACCCAATGTCAGTTGATATGGTTATTTTTGTAAGAATAAAAACTGAATTGTTAAGTGGTGTAGCACCTAGTGTAAACCCTGTAGCTTTCTTAGTTTCTAATAATGCAATGAATAAATTTGAAAACAACAACCCTGTTAACAATCAATAACAAAAAAGGAGACCCTCTTGTTGAAAAACAAGGGGGTATTTCATGTTTTTAGAAAGAACCAAATACACAGAATATGTTTTAACAGAAAACGATAAAAAAAAGATTATAAATTATGGTAAAATTTCTTTTCCAGATAGTTTAGACTTAGATTCAGCACATGTTTTTTGTCAAGATGTTTTATTCAACCACACAAGGTTAATATTGGGTTTTGGTTACTTTAGACTTACTAGAAATTGCAGTATCCAAGAGAATCAGTGCTTTACTAATATTCAACACAAACAAATAATAGATGTAGATATAGAAATACCAGTTGTAAATAATGAAGTTATTGTTTTTCAAAAAATTAAAAATTTAAAAAATATTTATGATGAAAGATTGCAAAAGATAAACTTTAATACTGTTTATGCTGCTGGAATTGTAGATATAAATAATGAATTAGAATTACTAGACAACTATTTAAGAATGGTAGGTTTATATCTTAACGGAACTTGTAATTACATACATCCAATAATAAAATACAAAGGAAGTATACTTTAATGTTTAAGAAAATCACAAAAACACCTGTAACACCTTTACCAATTGATAGTAACAGCTTTACAGCTAGTGAATGGAATAGTTTAAATAACGAGGTTTATAATTTATTTAAAAACATTTTACCCGAACCAGATAATTATTTCACTTTAATACCAACAGAAGCTGGAGTTGAAGATACAGAACCTTTTTTCCTACAATCTTTTGATTTATTAAAATCTTTAGATAATGACGACTATTATTATATAGATATGAATAGTTTAGAGTATGTTCCTTATAACGGTGATATGCAAAGTTTGTTTAAATTTAAAATATATAACGGAAAAAAAACAAAAAACAACAGTTTTAACATAGATGATAGTAGTATTATTTCAAGTGGGACACCTGAAATAATAAAATTTTATAAATTTGATATTCCACTTTTTTTAGACAGCAACGGTAATCCAACAGTTATTGAAAATGCAGATATGGATATAACTATAGAATCTGATGATTTTATACAAAACACTAATAAAACACAAAAAGTTAAGTTTAACACAGACCAATATTATACAGCAGTTGGTAATAACAAGAATGATATTTTATTGAAAAAAATAAGTGAGAACTCATGGGACTATTTATTTTTAGAAAAGGAATCTAGTGGTTTTGATTATTCTTTAGAGGAATATAAATATTTTGAAGCAACTAAAGACACCCAACAAGCTTTTATGATTCAAAGATATCCAATATATATAGGAACTTATGATACTGAATATAGATTATTTATTAGAAGTGATTATGTTGAGGATTATGATGGTAATAACCAACATTTTATAATGGAACTTACTAATAATGTGCTTAGATTTGGTAAAGCAGATAATCAAGATGCAGAATATATAGATAAACAAAACCCAGATGATATTTACTTAAGTATATCTAGAGATGCTATAAGAACTAACCCAAATTATTATTATGTTGGAAACACTGAATATTATGCTGATGTTTTAGTTCCTAGAAAATATGTTGACGAAGCTATTGCTAGTATTGGTGAACTAGTAATAACTAAAAATCTTGATATGAAAAATTTTAATATAGTGAATTTAGCTGAACCTGTAAATCTAAAGGATGCAACAACAAAAAAATATGTTGATGATGCTATTGCTAATAATACAGGCAGTTTTGATTATTCTTTAGAGGAATATAAATTTACTGGTTACGATGATATTACACCTGCTGTTACAATAAAAACAACTTGGGATTTGTATTTTAATTATAGTCAACGTATATATTCATTAATATTTTCACCTGCTACAGAATATGGAAATGTAGAAACATATTCTGTATTAAATAATACAGGGTTGTTTTTAGGTAAATTAACAACACCTGATTTTCAAGGAAATTCTAGTGATTTTGATAAAACAAATGATTACATAAATCTTGTAAATTATGGGGAATATAATGAAAGCTATATAGAGTTATTTAATCAACCTAGTAACTCTAAAATAAAAATATCTGGTGATTATATATTAGGCGATGCAAACACTAAAATAATTAATGATTACCATTTTACTACTAAAAAATATGTTGATGAAAAAATAGGAGTAATTTTTTGTTCTTCTAGAAAATTAATACAACAAAACACAACCAATAAAACACTAGCAGGGCAATCTTTCTATAGACCTATTGATTTTTGTAATATTCTTGCAACTGGTGGTTATGAAAATAGTAAATCTTTCACAAAAGAAGGAACTACTAATTCTGTTTTAAAAGAAACTCATATGGTTAATGGATATCAAAGACAATTAGTTATAGGTATATCATTAGGGCACAATAACACCATGTCAAGTAAAAAGGTAGAGTGTTCCGTTGTTTTAAAAAGAGGTGATGGAACTTTAATAAGGGGTGGTAATTCTATGATTTTTTATGATACACAAACTAGATTACAAACATCAACAACACTGACTGTAACACTAGATACTGCTGATGCTTTTGTTAGTCAAGGTTGGTATTTGGAAATTCAAAACCTAAATGATGCAAATGATGGAGGAAGTGTATTAACATTTTCTACTATTGATATTTTAATCAATGTAGTTCAACTTCCTAAATTAGCAGGTGTATAAATGAAAACACTAATAAAAGTAATAATTTTTATAGCTAAAATTATTATAAAAAGTAAAAATAAAAACAAATAAAATATAAGGTTAAATTAAAAAATGGAAATAATACTAAAAAATAAAAAATACATATTTATCCCAACAACTTTTTTATCAATAACATCTATAATACTTGTTATTACATTTTATATTCTTGATTATAAAATTGAATTTAATATAAAAAAAGAACAGCAAATGGGTTTTTTTGAAAATAACCTTAAAGAAAATGCTTTATTAGTTTATAAAGACAGACCTATATATGTAATAAAAGAAGAAGATATAAATTTTTTACAGGAAAAATTAAATCAAGGTTATATTAATTATAATGGTGAGGAAAAGAAATTTATTTATATAGATAATAGAAATAATTGTGATAAAATAGAAAAAGACGGTGTTTTACAGTATGCAGATGCTGATAACAAAGTCTTATACAAACACTACAACTGTATACCACAAACTCAAAAAATAAAAAAAATGGATGAATAAAAAAATGGTTAAAAAAGTTAAAAGTCCTTGTGAAGATGTTTCAGTAGCATCAAAAGTAACAAACTATGATGATTATAATAAAATGCAGAAATTTCAAATGTATTCTTTAGATGAGAAAGAGGATGATATAGAAAATTTCTATGAAAAAAGAAAAACAAGTTTTGTTGGAACTGTTTTTGGTGTAATAGTAACCGTTAACCCATCATTAAATATAGGCGGTAAAAAGAAAACAATTAAAGCATATGGTGAAAAAGACTACACACACAGAGTTAAAATAAGATATAACAAAGTTCTTGATGAAAAATATATATATTTAACTAATGAAAAATATATTTGGGAAGTTAAAAGAACAGATAGAGATGTTTTAGATGATACTTGTTTTTTACAATTAAAACTTTTAGGGTATGAAAATTTAAATGCAAACAGGTAAAACAAATATTGTTTATATAAAACCACCTGTTTCACTAGAAGAAGATATAAAAAGAGAATCTAAGAAATTTTCATTAAATTTTCAAAAAAGTTTTACCAATCTTAGAAACAACATACATAAAAATTTTAAAAATGAGTATGAAAGTGGTAAAAAAACAGGTAGGTTTTATGATGTTACTTTTATATCTCCAAGTGTTAAGAAGTTACACAGGGCTAGTGCAGAGGGTGAAACACCAGCAAAAATAACAGGTGAGTTGTTGAGAAGAACACAATATGAAATAAAAAATGACAAGGAATCTAAATCATTAACAATAATAGATGGAACAGAAAAATCTTACTCTTATTTTTTGGAATTTGGGACTAGGAAAGTTAAACCTAGGCTAGGTTTTAAACAAGCTATAAATAAATCACAAGATAGATTTTATAAGGATTTAATAGAATATGAATAATAAATATCTTTTAACATCTATAATACATAATTTGGGTATATTTCAACCAAAAAACTACATAAAATATCAATACAGTTATACTATTGATAAAGTTGTGGAAAATAAATTATATTTAAAACAACTGGTTAATAAAGTAAACACAAAAATAAAACAAGGTAGTTCTTTGAAAGTTGGTAATAATTATCTATTTCAAATTTCAAAAACATTTAATACTACTAGT